CATGCTCATCTGCCTGTTTCTCCACTTCAAAACTAAATTCAGTTGGCTTTTTCCCCTTCCATCCCATGACTTTTTACCTCGCTTTCTTCATACATTTTAAAAAGGTCTTGAGCGATCGCTTGAATTGAATAAGCTTCAAATTCTGAGCTTGGTTCTTTTTCTCCCATTAGCTTTTTAACCTTCTGCCAAACATGAACAGCTTCATGTAATAGCAAACCATAGATCTCTATCAATTTTCTTTCTGAGGTATCTCCCAACTGAACAACTGCATAAGCTCCATCGGAATAGAAATCAACTTGAGCTGCTGCACCTTCAATGGATAAGAACGGATCAACCTTATTCATGTCTTCGAATAACAAGTCCATATGAAGCTGATTTCGAGCAAGCGTGTATGAAACATGCTGAAATGGCGAGATGTGCCATAAAGGGACATAATCAGTACTTATCATCTAAACTCCTCACTTGCGTCCATTAAAAAACCCACCGAAGTGGGTTTGAATTTATATCTATAAATTAATACTACAATTTGAATGTCCGAATACATTTTGGTTCCATATCCATCCTGCTCGAAACTTTAATATTTAATCGATATCCATATACCGGAAACAAAACTAAAAATTAGATAAATAAATGCAGCAATAATTACGGAAATAAAGACTATGATAATCCCATCAGAAATATAATCTCTATTGGCATCATTCTCAGGATTTTCCTTGGGATTAAGTACCATTGGAGTATTTAAAGATTTTTTCGCCTCATAGAATCCCCAGCCTATACCCAGCAAAACAATTAGTATCGCAAAACCAACTCCAAGATCATAAATAACCTCTTCAGCAGCATATTTATCATTTGAAGCTGAAACACATTTATCAAAATATTTTTTTTCAGTTTCAGAAAGTGTAGAGATTGCTTTTTGATCATTAAACAGATCTTTAAAATGAATATTACATGTCTCAATGAATTCTTCTTTATCGTCAGTTCCATCTCCCTCGTAATTGCTTGGACGAGAAATATAAAGTGTGCTATGGGTAGTTGTAGCCATATAATTTCATTAAATTTATAAAGGGATATTTAATTAATAGAAAATCAGTCAATTCAGCTATCTTTTTTCAGTAGCCTAACTATCTTCAAACTGAGTAATATTGCATATAAAGGGCCCACCTTCATCAAACTCCTCCCCATTTAATAAGATATTAAATCTTCCACTGAAAGTACTGAGTGCTCGTACAGATCCTTTCTTTTCTTTTACTTCTAAATCACGACTTAATTTGTCTATTACAATGCTAAAGCTTGGAGAGATAAGTGAGGTAATTTCTTTACAATATTTAATAGCTTCATCTTTAGAGGTTTGATAATTTCCTGAATGTTTTGAATATACATAAAGATCTCTCCATATTTTTTCATCAAAACTCTGTGATAGGTAAAAATTCAACCATTTTTTATCATTTGTATGCTCATAATAGTAATCCGAACTTACTGGATTAAATCTTATAGACATTGGACGACCATAAGTTGACGTTTTCATCTCAGGGTATTTTGTTTTTATTTCTTTTGCATAATTTAAAAATAAGCGAGATTTGTAATCCTTGATTTCAGAAATTTCTTTATACGCATTTGAGATAGTAGTTGGAGTTAATTCTTGCTTCACTGGATTATTAACAGATGAACAACCTGATAATAAAATTATGCTCCATAGTAAAAATTTCTTATTCATAAAAATTCCTATATTTCGAGCCTAATAATATAGAATTTTTCCTATATTTTCCTCAACTGGCATTTCCAAATTGTCGCAGCAGGATCCTGCTGAATATGGATGATTCGAAATGAACCTAAGGCAGTTATCCACTCATCATCAATTTTAGGGGCCATAGTCACTTCGTTTTGCAGCACGGTCGCTTTCTTGTCTGTGGCCAGTACCCCAAGGGTTTGGATTTCATATTGACTGTATGAGCCAAACAGAACGCCACGGCCAGAATAGTTTTTTTTAATTTCAACATGAGTTTCAGTTTTAGGATCCCAATTTGTTTTTGATACCCGTTCACACGTAAAAGTATGAACGGCGTCTGCTAAATCTTCATTAAATGCTTCAGCAATTTCTGCATGAATTTCATCACGTAAGCCCATTAGATTTTTCCAATAAAAAATACGCGCTTCCGTTTGCGATATGGTTTGATCAAATCAAGAATAAATTGCTCACTAGCACTCAATTTAATTGATCCTTCCTGGTATTCCTTTTCAGTTTCTACCGTATCTGCCTTCACTTTCTTACGCTTTAACGCCTGTTCCTGCCCTTGATATAAATCACCTTTAATAATGCCCTTGATGATTTGATATGAGGCAGTTTTTAGGGGTTCGGGAACTTGGGTAGCCAACCAGACTTTTTGTGCAGCAATATACTGCGGATGTTTATCAGTAACTGCCATAAAAACACCAATAAAAAAGCACCTGTAAAGGTGCATTGTTTAAGACATCCCACGAATCCTACGAACCCCAACAGATTTTTTGTCGATCGGGAATAAATAAGCGATTGGATATGTACCAGCATCATTCATATGGTCAAATCCTGATTTCTTATCAGGTTGTCCATAATCATCATAAATTTGTCGCTCTAAGCATTTAGCAAAGTGCGGACATTTAGTCACGTTCACAAATAACCTGCGCTCGGAGAAAGTATTCAAAGCATCCCATTCATTGAGTTGATACGGTCTTTTACTGCTGGATTTCGACTGTTCACATGAACTTTAAAACCTGCCTTTCTTAATAAAGCCAGATCCGTTTCACTAGCATTACTCGACTTACGGTTTTCACCTGAAGCATCCGGATAAACTGCAATTTCATGATCAGGATAACGCTCCTGAATAGCTTCAATCATTGCTGGGGTATCAAAGAGATTCACGAACTCATCAACAGCATGCATCTGCTCACCACGTCGAACATATACAACCGCAGCCATTTTGGTTACGTTGAAGTCCATCCCCACATGAAGTACATCATTTGATTGAACTATTTCTGTCGATGCGCTTAGTAAACGATTAAAACAGTAAAAGATAACGCCTTGGTAACTTTCAAAGCTTGCCTCATATTCCTGACTAAATGTCTTAGGATCCATCTTGCGCTTAGCAACAATGATTTCAGACTCAGGAATATTCCCCCCTTGTAGGGATGTATAAGAAAAGCTTTTACAATCTGGCTCGTGCCCCGGCTGACCATCCATGAAAGTGTCATAACAATGGTTAAAACCTTTGGGTGTTCCAATCCTTAAAACATGGCCACCGACTCGCTGTTCTCCATTGACAACATACTTACATGTAGAAAGCATTGGGCGAAGTACTTCTTCCCATGCAGCCCATTTACAGTCTGCCCACTCATCAATAATTAAGAAAAATAAGCCAGAACCACGAAGGTCATCATAATTATCCAGACCTACAACACTGATGACATGACCACTTCTTAAAGTGATTGAACATTCAGTTTCATTCGGCTTCCCAGCTCGCCATGATGCTGGAATTGCTTGCTTTAATCGCTTCCAAAAGACTCGCTTAGCTTGTTTAAATGTAGGCGCTGCATACCAAATTTCATCCTCGACAGAAACATTCCATTTAGCCGCCAGTCTTGCGGCTCTACGCATCTCCGCTTTGGCTAGGAAAGTCTTACCGAAACGTCGACCGCAAACGGCATCACGAAATCGGGCTTCTTTTTGCCAACCCCATAAATAGATATTTGCCTGCTTTGGCGTTAATTGAACCGAACCTTCAGGAGGATTAAAGAATTGGCTCATTTGATATCTCCTCATCAGGATTCAGCACAAGCTTGTAATCCTCTTCAGGTGGGCGATACTCTGGTGGATTCACTTCACGTTGTAGCTTCTGAAGCTCAAGCTTTTTAATCTCAAGCTCTACTTCAGCTTTTGTTTGTCCTTCTTCATTAACTCTACCCTTGCTTGCCTGATCGCCTTTCTTGTCATAAAACCCTTTGGTGATTTTTGCCATCGGGTCGACGTTTTGGGGTGTCTTTCCCCGTTTTTTTTTTTGGACCACAGCAGATCATTCAGAATTTTCAACTGGACAATGTCATTTACCCCACTAATTTTATTAAGTGCCTGTTCAAGATACTCATCCCGAACTTTCTCGAAAAAATCTTTAAATTCCTTGCTTAGATCTCTTCCCGCAACTTTAGTTGGATCGTAAGATTCAACTTGCTGCCTTGAGACTTCAATATCAAATTCTTCCTTGACGAGTGCTACGGTTTCTTGAGGGGTATTAAAAACAGCAAGTGACTGCACAATAAAGAGTTTTTGCTTTTTGTTTAAAGTCGCCATTTCTCTCTATCCGTCAAGGTACGTCAAGGAAACATGGCAAAAAAAATGAGCCAAACGGCTCAACTTATTAAACATGTCCCACAGCACTTGGAAATATTTACATCTGATACAAACGGCGCTTGCTTCGCCACTTCAATAAGTCGCTTCACGTTCTCGTCTGCTCCCCATCTCTTAACTACGCCCACAAACTCTTCAACGCCATGCCCAGCCAAATAATGTTTTGGTAACCCTGTCATATCACTGTATAGAGGCTCGCCGTCTTCATCTCGCTCAACCCCAATGTGGTAAAGCTCGTGCTCAATGAGGGCGCAAAAGTCTCTGTCTGTAGCCTGATCACAGTAACTAGCATCAATAGTAATTAGATAAACAGGAACAAACCCAAACCAATCACGCATCTGCTGCTCTTGGCGAGCTTTCTTCCAACCGCCTTGATTGAACATCACCTTTTCGCATTGACCTAGAACCATACGTTTTTTGGCTACACATGCGGATGATGCCCACGCAAATGCAATGAACTCTTCACTGTCATGGATGAGCTCAGCAATGTGGTCATGATCTGGATTGTGTAGTGGACCACCAATGGTTAAAAAGTTTGTGATTACCCAGTTCATTAGGTCTGGTGCTGGAGCTAATCTAATTGCCTCATCCTCATCCGCTTTTTCCATCAAGTCCTGTGGAGGAAATGGTCTGATCTGATCCATTATCTAATCTCGCTAATTGACTTTTTATCCAGTTGATTGCATAACCTGATTCAATTTGGAAAGGTTCAAGGCGCTCAAATTTAAAACCCTTATCTAGAGCAAGATCATATTTACACAAGGAATTTGCAATCTTCCTGCCGCCCCGACCAACTGCCCAAGGACTGCCAGCAATTTCTATAAGAAGATTCAACTTCACAATATAAAAATCGAACCGCCAATTTTTGATTGATTCGAATTGAAATTTTCGTCGATATCCAATCCGATGTTCTTCTAGCTCTTGAAATAAAGTTTCTTCAGCTTCTAAAAATTTTTGTTTAGCTTTTAGCAATGGTCTGGTAGGTGGTTTGGACTTAGGCGGGCGCTTTTTGGTTTTCCAGAACTATTCCTTTTCATTCATAAATTGCGCCCATTAAAAAAACCACTTGGGTGATCTATAAAGATATCGAGATATTTTATAAGTTTAAGTAAGCAGAAATAAAAGCAGAGCTTGATATAAATTTGACTTGTTCATAATAAATCAACATAATAGTTCCATATATGTCACCATAAAGTTCTAAATACAGAACTTAAACTTAAGAAGTTGCTTAATGAATACTATCCAAGAAGATTTCCTAACAGACACCAAATCGGTCCCTGTTAAAATTCACTTACCAGCCAGATTAGTGGAACAGTTGAATACCTTTTGTGATTCTACAAAAATATCAAAATCCGAACTAATTAGAGACTACCTAATTAAAGGGCTTCAAAATGAGCCAGCTTGGGCCAATAAACTTTTTTTCTTTAAAAAAAGAACTGTTGATCAACAATTTAGAATTACGCAACAACTTAAAAACCCAGCTATAAATTCAATTATTAAGTTAGCGGTTAATAGTATCGATAATCCTGGAAGTTCCAACTTAGTATTAGGTTACTTGGTTAAAACAGCTGGAGATAAAATTTCTGTGCTTATTCCACCTACACGTCCATTTCACCCTAGCTTTAATAATGCACATTTTGAAATTCAAGACATATCAACTACTGAACCCAATTTATCCATTCCAGATGTGGAAAATGTAATTAATACATGGGGGCAGCCAATTTCAACTTTTATCTACACAGTACCTGTTGATTTTGTATGGGAAATTTGCACTTAACATACAGACCGCCCCGCCAATAATCAATATTTAGCGGGGCTTCCTGTGCTGTAATACGTTCGGCAAATTAAAAAATCAGCTAAAATAACTATCTACTCTTGCTTTCACTTTGGGGTCTAAATCTTCTTGCAAAAAGAAACAATCCCGATATTTTTCAATCAAAAAGTGAATGAATTTCTGTTTATCGGGAACAGTATGTGTCAACATAATTTGCGATGTAGCTGTAATTAAATTATTAGTTTGTCTTAGTAAAGTCAGAACTAAATTTTCATCAAAACCCATTACATCACGAGTAAAAGAATGTTTACCTGTATGGACAAATGAGTTTAGTTGATTGAGATGATACTTTTTAAATTCAACAAACATATTAATTACTGCTTTAGCAGGTAAATCTAATTTCTGCAGCATTTCCAACATTTCAGTTAACGTAGGAAATGTATCTTTAACAAACTGTTCTTCAAAAGTATAACCAAAACTTAATTTAGAAATTTGAAAATTAGATGCACAAAACAATAACCAGTAAGCTCGTACTGCAGACTCGAACTGAGCACGTGATAAAACCATTGCTTGAATTGGCATATCTAATGTCAATAAAGTATTAACTCCAATTCCATGTTCAAATGAAATATAGATACATTGTTCAACTAGATCTAATCTAGGTCCACAATCGATCACTTTGCTATTTATGATCTCATCTTTAAGTTCCAAAATCATTTTTAATGATTTTTCTAAAAGGATTCCCCGTTCCATAAAACTTCTTATCTAAATTATTCTGATGGAATCAAATTATAAAGTAAAAAACCCGCTTCTAAAAAAGAAACGGGTCATAAAAACAAAAACTTTCAGCGCAGTATTTGATTTTAATAATACAAATTAAAATATGTATTTACAATATATTTTAAGAAAATAATTGTTTGAATAAGTTATTCGTCAACCAGCTATTAAACGCTTGCTTTGCTGTAAAAGACGGAGCCTGGAATAGATCAATATCTACATTTAAATCATGATGCCCTGAAATTTTATATCGACCACCGCCTAAAATAATGATGTTCGTATAAGGATATTTCAATGTTGTTAATGCACGGCCTAAAAATCTAGCTTGCTTTTCTTTATCGTGCTGACACGTCTTAAATTCCTGTGAATTTACAAAGAGATCATATTCTCGATCTATTGTTACCTTAATTTGCGTAAGTTCCACTTCGATCTCCTTATTATGGGAAATCTTTTTATAACACATAAAAACTCACTATTAGTGAGCTCTTAAGTTAAAAATTGATATCGAAGTTATCAAAAACAGATGATGCAAAATCAACTATATCTTTACCGATTTCTACAATTAAATCCGTTACTTCAACCGGATCGGGATTCACAGAATTAAGCACCGAGCTTTCTTGCTTTTGCTCATCCTCTGCATCTAATTGTTCTATATTATTAATTGGATCATTTTGATTTTGCATTAGGCTAACTATTCCTCAAAAGTCTGAAATCGCGGAGGAGCAAATAATGCCGTCTTATCCTTCGTACAAATTCTTTCAATTCTCAAACCAAAATCTGTAGCCGCTTTTTGTTTTTCATCTTCTGTTGTATATAGAGGTGTCTCATAAGCCAAACCACTTACATGACCAAAAAAGTGATTAATATGGTAATTAAGTATTAAATTTTTCTTATCTTGATCTAATGGAATAAGTAACTTTTCAAGCAAATCAAGAGGCTTAATACCAGACTGTCTTTCTAACATGATTTGATATGCTGCAATATTAAGCTTTTCACAGACCGTTGATTCATTTTCTTCAGCATGCAATAGACTTCCAAGTGACATTAAAATTACTATAAGTATTAGTCTCACGTATGTATCCCCATATATACAAAACAATATTACAATATCAGCTATGGGGATCTCTAATAATTTTTAAAAAGTTAGCCGTAGCAGACTACTTTATCAAAGATGCATTAGACGAACAGGAACGTTAAAACCGATTTCATTTTTCATAAATTTAATCTAATAAAAAACCCTCTGAAGAGGGCGTAATTTATGCATTTAGTTTCTTAATAATTTCGGCAGCTTCTGAATCAATATCATTAGAAGTTAACGGAATGGAAATGGTTTCTTGGTCTAGCATTTGAATCTTCAATTCAGGACCTTTTTCAATTGCTTGTGCAATTTTCCTTTGTCTTAAAATTTTAATGTGTAGAATATTTTTTGTATTTACATAAATATCATTAGTTAGCTTAATCAACATTTTCATACTCTTAAAGTTATTGCAGCGAACAAAATTTAATCTAAAATTCCAACCAATTCAATTTCTATCTCACCAACTTTAGTCAAATACTTTCTTAACTTTGACACTACTTGCTTTTCGGTCTTAGCAAATACGGAGTAAAGCGGCTTAGTATTCGCCAATTCAACACAATAATATTGATTCATCGCTAATCAAACACATAATTAAGATCATCTTTTGACAAAGTATTGATTAATCTTATCTGAAGCTTCGGAATCTCCCATTCCTTCAATCACCCAAAAGTTATATGTGACTCCATCTCGTTCAACTGTATTTCTATAATATGGCGTTTTATAGTTATCACCAATATTTGCAGCATAAAATACGTCACCGACATAATTCTCAAATGGCATTTCCCTACCATCAAAATAACCACCAATGAATTTATTCATTTTATTTTTTCCATGTTTATAAAAATAATAATAACTCAGAAAAACAAAAAGCCCATCAAATGATAAGCTTTTTAAGAATTTGGTGGCGGACCAAGGAGTTGAACCTTGAGAGTTATTGCTTGCACCATAGGGTAGACTTTATTTTGCCCAACTTTCCCGTCATCTGGATCCAATCCGCCAATAACCCTTGACCGAACCATACGACATTATTTCTAACCATCATCTTCTCTCTCATAAGCAACATTTTTGTTAAATCATTAAGGGTTAACATCAGTGAAGCGAATTGGATGCCAGATGCGAGTACAGATACAGGATTGTAAAAATCTACCTTGCTCACTAAGCCAAGTCCCAAAGCAAGCGATACGAACCTTTAAAATTATTTTGGTCACGGTTGAACCGTAATACGACCAGTATCAAAAAACATTACCTTAAATCCGTTTAGCTGTCAATTCATTACTTTGTTTAGCTTTTTTCTATATTGTCCTACATAAAAATCTATCTCGTCTTCCATATCCTTAAGAATGATATCCACCATTAGCCCAAGATATGCATAGTTCTTGCTATAAGTATCTGCTTTAACTTCATCAATACCACAGAATTTCAATTGGCCTTGCAATGTTCTGTCTTCTTTAATAACTGGACGCATTCTAAAGAACACCTGCATGCGAGTTATCTTCATACAAAACAACTTCATATTAAAGTGATGGCGCTGACGCTCTTTAATTGCTACTTCATACAAAATTGAACCCATATGCTCAACAAGCATCTTAAATGCTTGCGTATTGTCGCGAGAATCACCCCATACCAACATTTCACAAAATGCCTTAGTTACATCATCTTCAATTGATGCAATTGCCCCACAACGCTCTTCCCATGTTGGTGCTTTATGCTGGTGATGGTGTACTGAAAGCTGATAATTCTTTCAGTACCCTTGATCAAATGCCTGCAACTGTATTTGGACTTCCCTATTACGAGTTTTGTATTAAAGCTGAATTAATGGAGCTAGCTGGTATTGAATTTACCAAGCCTTTAACTCCCCACGATGTAGAACCAGAACAAGAAATCTATATTGTAATGCCGACTCGCATATTGAGAACAAAGTTTGATGAAGAAAATAGCGAGATTCTTTGCAGTGTAATGAATGGTTTTGCTCAGGCAGATGCTGAAAATGCAATTTTGCAGCTAAAAGCAATTGGCTCGACATTCGGTCAGGTAATTGGTGATGTTGAAATTAAAGATGGATTTAATGACAAGCCGAAAAGACAACGTAATAAACGAGTAAATGCAGAGCTCTCAGAAGTAAAGCCTATAGAAAGTGAGCCACCATCGTTGTTAGTTCAGATCCAGACCGCATCCGACCTCACCACTTTAGATGCTTTGGAAATTGATGTTTCAGGACGAGATCCTTTAATTCAGCCAAAGCTCATGGGAGCTGTTAAAAAGCGTCGCTTTGAATTAGAAAATGCCGCTTCCAGCGAACCAGATTATTTACTGGAGGTTTAAAAATGAGCTTCCGTTACTCATCATCAGCCCGAACACTGATTGTATTCGGCAACCTGATGAACCATTACTACGACAATGTGAACCCGTCTCAAATCGACAGCTTGGTGGATGAGGCGAAATTTAAAGAAGCGACTTGGAGAAAATAAGGAAGACCTATGGCTTGTCTAATCAAAGTATCTGAGTTTATTAAACGGGTTTATGGTGGTAAGGATGCAACACCTCCAGCACCGAAAACCATTACCCGTAGTTGCCGACGTGGTGAGTTACCGGCCGAGCAAATTGGCCGGATTTGGTATATAGATTGGGAAATTTACCGCAAACGTACCGGTAATGAGCTTATTGATCGTGTCTTAAGAGGTTGAAATGGCAAGACCTCGTAATACAAAGAACAAAGACTTACCAGCTAATCTTTACCGTGGCCAAGGTAGTGCGTGGCGCTACCGCCACCCTGTAACGGGTAAGTATCATTCAATGGGTTCTGATAAATCAAAAGCGATTACAGCAGCACGAAAACTAAATGAACTACTCATCCCGTCAGATGACCTGATTGGTAAAGTCATGGGTGGAGTATTTTTTGGTGAATTTGCAGATGACTACTTAGCGAATAAACGACGTAAGGATGGTAAACCTGTAGCCAGCACAACAATTGAAAGTTATAGATCTTATCTTGAAAGATGCAAACTTAAATGGGCTGATTTACGAATAGACCAGATCACTCTTTTTATGGCCAATCAACTTCTAGATGATATGACAGCAACATCCAGCAACGGGTGTCGTGGAGTTTTAATTGATCTGTTTAATGTCGCTGTCAGCAAAGGATTATGTCCAGATAATCCTATTGAAGCGACAATGCCTAAGCATACAAAACGGCAGCGTAGAAGACATACATTGGAAGGTTTGGAACTTGTTCGTAAGTACTCTCCTACATGGCTTCAAAATGCGATTGATTTGGCCTTGCTAACAACACAGAGACGCGTCGATATCCTGAAAATGAAGTGGACAGATATTCAAGATAGCTACTTGCATGTTGCTCAGGAGAAAACTACTGATAACCCTGAAGATGAATTTGAGATTTCTGAAGGTGCCGGTTATGTGAGGATTAAAATTGATAATGAACTGCAGCAAGTTTTAAATCGCTGTAAGGATAAAATTGATAGTCTTTTCATTATCCACCGTGTTCCTGTGAAAGAAGGTAAAAAGAGAAAATATGAAAAAGAACATTGGACCCAAATTGATAATCAGTATTTATCATCTAGTTTTTTAAAAGCAGTTAAGAAGTCAAATGCATATCCAAATTTAACAGGTAGACAATTACCGACTTTCCATGAAATTAGAGCTCTAGCTATTTTCTTGCACAAAAAAGCGGGTAAATCTGCTCAGGCATTAGCTGGACATACGAGTAAGAAAATGACTGAACATTATGAAGCTGGACATGAAATTATTTGGAATGATGTGGACGTAGGTATTAGTTTACCATTTGCCGAAGTGACATAA